GAGGTTTATGCCTGCGTCGATGACATTTACCAGTTTGCAGTCGGACATCCGCAACTACCTTGAACGCGGTGGTGCGACCGACCCTATTGTTTACGAGCAGATTCCCCGGCTAATTACGTTGGCCGAGCGGCGGATCGCCCGTGAGCTGAAGATTCAAGGCTTCCAGACCGTAGTCAATACAACCTTGCAATCCGGGGTAGCGGTTTACCCGAAGCCGGATCGGTGGCGCGACACCATCAGCATCAACTACGGCACCGGCACTAACAACAATGTGCACACCCCGGTGTTTGCCCGATCCTACGAGTACATCCGCTCCTACTGGCCAAACGAAACGACCACGGGTGGCCCGCAGTTTTACGCGGACTACGATTATAAGCACTGGATCTTTGCGCCGACCCCGGATGCCAACTATCCGCTGGAAGTGCTTTATTACGAACTGCCGCCGTTGCTGGACGACACAAACCAGACCAACTGGCTGACGGAGTTTGCGCCGAACTTGCTGTTGTACGGAGCCTTGGTTGAGGCTACGCCGTTTGTTAAGGACGACGAGCGCGTGCAGTTGTGGCAGTCCTACTATGACCGGTCGCTAGCGGCGCTGAACGGCGAAGATCTACAGAAGATTGTTGACCGGTCTACGAACCGGCGAGAGGCTTGAACATGACCTCAACTTACACCCAAACATTCGGTGGCACGACGATCTATCCGAGCGATGTCTCGTATCGTTATGTCTCACTGACCATTGATCAGGCGTTGGACTGGCCGCTGGAGGCGGCTCCGACTACCAATGTCGTGGCGGCCATCATGGACGTTAATGCCGTCTCTGGCGGGCTTTCGCTCATTATGCCGAATGCCACTCAGGCATCGACTGGCGAAACGGTTCTATTTAACAACGTCGGCGCCAACACCTACACGGTTAAGGACTATACCGGCACGCAAATATGCGCGGTTCCGAGCGGTGCGACGTTCCAGATCTACCTGACCAGCAACAGCACGACGGCGGGCACTTGGCGTTCGTTCCAGTATGGAGCTTCGGCCTCGGCTTCTAATGCCTCTGCATTGGCTGGACTGGGTATCAAGGCGATTGCGACCACGCTGAACCAGTCGATGCCGGTCAGCACATTCAACAGCAACTACACCACCGGTAGTAGTGATCGGGCAAAAGTGCTCGTATGGAACGGTGGAGCAGGGACGCTTTCTTTAGCCTCGGCACCATCCGTTGGATCGGACTGGTTTGTTAATGTCCGCAACAGCGGAACGGGCGATCTGGTCATTGACCCAAATAGCTCGGAGCTGATCAACGGAACGGCCACGCTGGTGTTGTCACCCGGCGACAGTTGTATTGTTGTCACCGATGGCGTTGAGTTTTGGACGATTGGTTTTGGCCAGTCTTCTGTTTACGCCTTCACTTTGCTGTCGATTGATATTTCTGGCAGCGGCAACTACACGCTCTCTATCGGAGAGTTGAACAAAACTGCTTATATCTTCACCGGCACGCTGACCGGCGACAGAGAGATCATTGTTCCTAATACGATCCAGCAGTACTGGGTCAGCAACCAAACGAGCGGCGCTTATCAATTTGGCGTACGAACATCGGGTCAGGCCTCTCCCGGTGTGACATTGGCGCAGAATGCGCGAGCGATTTTCTACTGCGATGGAACGGATGTGGTGGACGCGGATACGTCTACGGTGTCGTTGCCTGTGCAGATTTCGCAAGGTGGTACAGGAGCCACCACGGCTTCGAGTGCTCGAACGAACTTGGGTGCAACTACGGTGGGTAACGCCATCTTTACTGCTTCAAGTCAAGCGGCTGCACAGATTGCCATTGGCCTTAGTCCCATTGAGGGCGGTACATACTAATGCCGTTGCAACCGGTTATTGTTCGCTCTGAACCCGGTATCAAGCGCGACGGTACCAAGTTTGAGGGCAATTATTACGTTGACGGCCAGTGGGTCCGGTTTCAGCGTGGACTTCCTAGAAAGATTGGGGGCTTTCGCGCTGTTCAGGATTCGCTGGACAACATTGCCCGTGGTATGCACATCCATAACAACAACTCTTTTACTTATGTTCACATCGGGACATCGGATGGTGTGTTCCGCTTCCGGCTGGATCAAAACAGTCTGGCGAGCAACATCATCAACCGAACTGATCCATCGTATGTTTCAAACGTAAACGCGCTGTGGCATTTTGATGTGGCGTATAACACCACAACGAATCAAAACGAAATACTGGCGCATGTTTCGAATGACGTTGAAGACATCTCGTCTGATGCAAACGGGGCCTTGTACAGAGGTTACGATAACGGCGTTGCTCCCTTAACGTTAGTTCCAGAAGTCACTGTATCTGGCGGCATCGTAGCTCTTGCGCCGTATGTGTTTGCTTATGGATCTGATGGCTTCGTTCAGTGGAGCCGCGCTGGCTATACGGACGACTGGACCAACGGCGACTCTGGCGCTGCTCGTGTAACGAGTCAAAAGATCGTCAAGGGTCTGCCGCTTCGTGCGGGTGCTGGTAATGCGCCTGCTGGATTGTTTTGGTCTTTGGATTCCGTGGTTCGTGCCTCTTATGTGGGCGGGGCTGCGGTGTTTCAGTTTGACAACATTACATCTCAGTCAAGTATCCTGTCTGGGCAGAGCGTCATTGAGTACGACGGAATTTACTTCTGGTGTGGCGTTGACCGATTCTTGATGTTCAACGGTGTTGTACGCGAAGTCCCGAACAGCCTGAACCTGAACTGGTTCTACGACAACCTGAACTACGCCCAGCGCCAAAAGGTTTTTGCTTTTAAGATTCCGCGTTGGGGCGAGATCTGGTGGTGTTACCCGCGTGGTAATGCGACTGAATGCACGCATGCCGTGATCTACAACGTGCGTGAGAATACTTGGTACGACACTGAATTACCGGGCGGCGGTCGTTCTGCGGGTCAGTACGCGCAGGTGTTTAATTCTCCTCTGGTCATTGGCGTTATTGATACGACTGAAACAGACTTCCGCGAAACGGAAGAGGACGATCTGCGCATCACCGAAAATGGTGACTACCGCATCATCAACAACCAAAAAGGTTATGTGGTGTGGCAGCACGAATACGGCACCGACGAAATCAACGGCACGCAAATCAGGCCTATTGAATCGTTCTTTGAGACAGCGGACATGTCGTTGCTGACAGGTGATCAGCCGCAGAACATGGCAGTGCGCGTTGAGTTCTTGGAGCCGGACTTTGTTCAGTCCGGGAACATGACCGTTCGTATTACTGGCCGCGCAAACGCTAAAGCCGGTGAAGTGACTAGTGATCCTCAGACGATCTACGCCACGCTAACTGACCGTCAGCAACAGTTGGTGTACTTCCGCGAGATCCGCCGTGAATTACGCTTCCGCTTTGAGAGCAACACGCTGGGCGGTAACTACCAGATGGGTCAAATCATTGCCCACATCGAACCGGCTACGGGCACAATCTTGGGTGAGAATCCATGACCCGCTTAGTTGATCCGAGGACTATGCGCTTGCAGGACTGGGCGGATGTCACGGTTTATGATCTTGAGACTTATGGCCCAATAGCTCGCTTGGAGAAAGAATCCGAGTGGCAGAATTGGGCGGCTGGCATCATTGGCATCAATGGCATTTCCCAGCAAAACCCGCCGTCGCCGTATGCGTATGATGATTGGCGCGAATGGGCAATCCGTTTCTATCAAGTTTTGGACTAGGTGAACCATGGCTAACTACTACACATACGGGGAAGTTCCAGACATTGATGAGACGGTATTTGGTCCGTCAATTGATGTTTCTGGTCTTGATGATGCCGCACCAGTAGACCGTGGGTTGCCCGCAGAAGAGCCTATTGGCCCCTCGCCGTTGGACTTGGTGGATGAGCCGGTGCCAGTACAGCCGCCTCCCGTTATGACGCAAGAGCCGCCACCAAACATCTTTGTTGAGGGAGCAACGACCCCCGAGAGCACCGGCTTGAACATGGGTGCGCTTGATGAGTTGTTCGCTAACCTGCGCAAGAATCAGGAGCTTCAGAAGCTCGCGCTTGAGCCGGGCCTTTTGCAGCAGGGCTTTACTGGAACATCAGGAATTACTGCGCCTCCAGCCGGAGCCGGTATAACGGCCACGCCGACTCGCCCAGAAGAGCCGCCAATTGATTTTGAAGTGACACCAGAGATGGCTGGTGCTTTGCAAGAAGTGGCTAAACCCGCTGCTATTAGTGACGCCGAACGAGCCGCAGTTACCAGCAATCCTCGCGTGCAGGCTTTGCAACAGATTAGCGACAAGCTTAAAGCAAACGATTTTGCTGGCGCTTTTGATAGCGCTTTGGCTGCGGAACGTAACCTTGGTGGCGACTTTGTTGGCAACATCATTGACTCCAACAAGATGCGCGAACTTCGCGGTCCGATGAACGCTGAAGAAATCACCAAGTTCTACAACGAAATGCCGCAGAAGGTATTTGAAGAGCGATACCTTGGCCCCGGCAACGAGTTCAAGAAAGAGCAAGCCATTGAGCGAAACATTGCTGCGCTTGGTGGGCAGGCTGGGTACGTTGACCCGATGCTTGGGGTTAAGAAAGAAGAGACGCTGCTTAGCAAGTTGCCTGTCAAAGAGTTGGCGGCTTTGGCTGCTGCCGCTATGGGTGCTACCGCTATCCCCGGTCTTCTTGGTGGCGCTGGTGGGGGCGCTGGAGCGGGGGCTGGTGCTGGTGGTGCGGGTGCTGCTGGCGGAGCGGGCGCTGCCGGTGCTGGTGCTGGTGCGCTGACTGGTGTTGTGCCGACTGGGCTTGTTCCCGGCGCGGTCAGTGCTGCTGGTCTTGGCACGGCCACGTTCCCCATCATTGCTGGCGGTGGGCTGACTGCTGCTCAGGCTGCTGCTTTAGGGCTAGGTGCTGCGGGTGCTGCTGGCGCTGCGGGCGGGTCTGCTGCTGCTCCAAAACCGCCGGTCGAGCCGGGTCCGTTAGAAGAAGTCGTGGTGACTGGTACGAAGGCTCCGACTGTGCCGATTGTTCCGCCGGCTGTTCCGCCTCTTACTACCCCAGTTACGCTACCCGAGACGCCTCCGCAGTTTGAGCCGGAAGTAGAGATCGCTGACGAAGTTCCAAGGCCGCAAGAGCCGCTGCCCGAAGTTATTGTGCAAACGTCTCAGCCGGTTACTCCGGGTCTGGGACTGCCTCCTTTTGTGCCTCCGCTTAGCACGCCGGTTACGTTGCCGGAAGCGCCTCCGCAGTTTGAGCCTCCGCCGGAAGTGACGGAAGAGCCGCCGGAAGAAGAAGGTCCGCTGGACGAGGTTGTTATTGAGACGGGCAAGCCGGTTCCGCCAGCATTGGATTTACCTCCTATTGTGCTGCCGCCCAAAACACCGGTCAACCTGCCCGACACTCCGCCGGAATTTGAGCCGCCTGTTGAGGAACCGCCTCCTGAAGAAGAAGGTCCGCTGGATGAAGTGATTATTAAAACAACGCCGACTCCGCCGCCGGATTTAATTCTTCCGCCGATTGTGGTTCCAACTACAACTCCTGTGGATATTCCTAAGGAGCCGCCGAAGATCAACGAGCCAAAGAATCCGCTTGAAGATCAGTTCAAGGCGCTGATGGACAAGTACGCCAATCTGGAAACCCTGCTTAAACTGCTGGGGGCCTTGGGTGCGGCTGGAACAAAAACACCGACTACTCCGGTAACCAAGCCGACAGCCCCAAGTTTAGGGGGCGCGTTGCCGAAGTACGTTTATACCCGCAAGCAACTCAGCCCGGATATTGACTACTACACCTACGGCACCCGGCCCGAGGCGAAGTTCTTTGAGGACTCCATGCAGTTGGCGCAACCGACTCAGCCTCCTCTGGAACAAGGCCCACCGGCTACGACGCCTGATGAAGATAAGGCCATGGCTACGGGTGGACTGACTGGCTACGCCAAGGGCGGCTCCAACGAGACTCGTTATTTCGACGGTCCCGGCTCGGGTCGCGATGACAAGATCCCGGCTCTTCTGAGCGATGGGGAATACGTGATGGATGCAGAAACACTGGCCCTTTTGGGG